CTTGACTTTAGACTTGATGTTCGTCTAGTCTCGTGGTAGGGAACAATCCCTAGCCAGAGGAGGCACAGATGTTTAAGTTAGATTACCGCACCGGAAGAAAGTTAGTTTGGGGAACGGCAGCCATTGTCTTTCTTTATGTTGATGTCACAGCACAAGGCGGTATCAGCTTCTGGGCAGCCGTTTACGGACTTGCAACAGCAGTTGGCGTGGCAACCTTTCTAGCCCTTGTTACTAAGTAGTGGAGTGGCGTAAAGAGGCTGCCTGTCTAGGTCACCCTGTTGAGCATTGGTTTCCTGAAAACAAGGAAATTGAAGAACAAGAACTTGCCATGCGTATTTGTCATGGTTGCCCTGTAAAGACCGAGTGTCTTGAGTATTCCCTGCTTCACGAGCAAGACGGTATCTGGGGTGGGGTAAACCAGACGGATCGTCAGAAATTACGAAAGCAACGCCGGATTCGTATTCGAGTTCCCAACGGCGAGCCACGAGCCAATCACTCAAACTGCGGAACTAACGCTGGGTACGTGGTTCTTTATAGATACAACAAGGCCAACCCTGACAATCCAAAGGAAATGTGTCGTCACTGCCTATTAGCTCACCAACTTTACAACGAGATAAAGTACCGAGTTCCGACAGAACGCCGAAAGAAAAGCAGCTCAAAGCGGATTTTTGTGGCTGACAAATCTGAATGGATTAACCAAAATAACTTCTAGTTTGCTTTGTTACACGATTCTGTGATAGAACCTAACACCAAAAGCGCGAACGGCAAAAGGTGTCAGGGCAACACAGTCATTACGCCCGACAAGAGACACGAAACCAGAGCCACCAGAAGTCGTGCGTCTCGGCTTCGAAAGAGGACAAGCAGTAAGTTCCAGCATTAGTTAAGATAAAAACATGAAACTTCTCACAGAGGATAACGGCGACAGCACACCGACAGACGACTACCTCGCCTTGTTGGTTTTTCTTTGGAGAACAGGAACTTCGGTAAATCTAAATGTTGGTACACAAGAGCTAAGGGTGTATCCGGTTCCTGATGAACCTTTGGCTCAGTGGATTCAGAAGTGGTTTAACAAACTGATCCATTGGCTGCCTGGAGAATGTGACAGCTGCAAGCATTGGGTTATGGAAAGAACAGAGTGCTTCTGGGGCGCTCATCCTCATTTGTGTCCTACCTGCTCTATTTGGGCGGTAAGCACTTTTGAGGCAAAGGGTAAGTGGCCTGAGCCTATTTGGTACGAAAAGGAGTTTGGTGTAGATGACGAGGATTAACCCAGTATCTAAGAAGCGTGCATCACTTAACATCCTTCGACGTTCTTTTGTTAAGAAGATTCTTAATGACCGAATGATGTGCGAGGCTCGTATTCAAGGATGTACCTATATGCCTACTGACGTACACGAAATCCTTACTCGTGGTCGAGGCGGTTCAATCATTGACGAGGATAATGTTTTGGCGCTGTGTAGGAATTGTCATCACTTCATTACTAACGAGCCAGCGTGGGCAAAGGAAAATGGGTTTGTTGTTTCATGGTCAGTCAACATGGAAGCAGACTTGGCCGCAGCTGAACGAGCAAGGCACTCTTTTGTCTTTGGCATGGTGGGAGATTTCTACGAGGACAAAGATGACGATTGATCCTTTATTTGGCAAAGGCACTTGGCGCGACACCGAACTTGAGAAAGACTTTCAAGAGCGCGTTTGTCACATTGCTCGACTCTATGGTTGGCGAATCTATTCAATACCTGACTCAAGGCGCGTAAGTCTTGCTGGCTATCCTGATTTGACAATGTGGAACGTAGAACAAAAACGATTTATTTGGGCTGAACTCAAACGTGAGAAAGGCAGACTGTCGGAAAGTCAGAAAGTTGTACTTTCGGAATTAGAGACGCTCGGAGTCGCAGAAGTGTATGTCTGGCGACCATCGGACTTTGACAGGATTATTGAACTATTGAAAGGCAAGCCATGAGCAAGAACGCTGAACGAATGATTCGAGACAAGAATCGAGCCATGAATACGCTAAACGCATTAAACGAAACGCTTATAAACGACCTAGTTCGTCGAGCTTCTGTTAGGGCAACCGTTGACCAATCACCAGACGAGGGCGCTAAATCCAAAGGCGGCATCTCTAACCCAACGCTCAACGCCGTAGTTCGTACAATGTCCGGCAAGCGAGTGGCTGACCCAATCTATGACTCGGTCAAAGAACTGGCAGTCATGCTGTCAAACATTGCGGAACTTGCACAGCGCATTGACGAGCGCGTGGCGTTCATTACTGATACGAAATCTAGTATCAAGGAACTTGTCGTGGTGTACTGCGAAGCCTGTCAAAGGGAAGTGGCTGGAACGGTTAGCGACAGAATTAGATCCGGTTATTGTCAGGCTTGCTATCAGGCTTGGCGACGTGAGGGTATGCCTTCAAGATACCAGTTTGAGCTGCAACGTCGTGAGGAACTAGCCGAAAGCCTTGAAAACTAAGGGTTTTAAAAGGGTGCTTGACTTGTCCTTATGGTGGACAGTAAGGTACTAAGTATCACCAAACGGTGAATTGCTTGAGGAGGCATAATGCAGTCAACAACACTTAGAATTAAAATCTCAAACGATAACAAAAGCGAATTAAATTTTATTCAGGCGTTACGTTTTGTTGGTATTGGTTCAATTCAATATCGAACCAAAGAATACTTTGAGTTTATTATTCACCCAAGTAGTTTGAAAAACATTGCTTACTATGTTGACAAGTATTGCTCTGGTGAACCAAGTATTTACGCTCAATACTTAACAAGCAATAATTTTGATGACCACGCAGCAGCCAAAAACATTTTTAAAAAATTGTCAGAAATGGTAGGTGCATAATGCAGTCAACAACATTACAACGCGGTGCAGAAGAGCGTAAGGTAACTCTTTACGAGAACGGTGACTCATACTTGATTACCGTAACTGTTCTTGCTTCGCTGTTTCACGAAGTCGGTCACACCGAAACGCTTTACGCACCAAACACAAAATCACAAGCTGAGTTCTTGTTTGGGTCAGCAGTTCGATTCTTACAAGGTTTTCAATACATAGTCACAGATGGGGTGCTTGCCTAATGCCAAGAATAATTACTGACCTCGGAACCATGTGCGCCAAGTGTGGTGAGCAGATGGCTGAAAACATTGACCGTTGCGGAGAGCCTAATTGTGAGTGCCATAAGTACCATTGGGTACATGAGCGCACCAATGAGGGCGAATGTGACTTGGACACCGAAACCCTGTAAACTGTATTAAGAGCAAATGAGGAGGCTCGAATGACAGAATTAACGCTTTGGGATGTACCGCCGTATCAGGCGCACTCTGAGACCAGCCTTGACGCTGCAATTTCTATGAGTGGTAAAACCAAGAACCTGCGCGAACTTGTATTCGACGCATTAAGAAGCAAGCCAATGACCGACGAAGAACTGTCAGTCGCTTTGGATCTTGCACCCAACACCTGCCGACCACGACGAGTAGAACTTGTTAGAGCTGGTCGCATTGTAGAAGTTGGGAAACGACCAACCGCAAGCGGTAGAAGTGCAACCGTATGGGCGGTAACTCCGAACATTGGAAACCTTTGAGATACCTCGTTGCCCTCGCCCTAGCCTTGACGGTTGTGTCCGCAATTCCAGCTGACGCAAATGTACAGAAACCAGTACCGACAACTGTACAAGTTGTAAAGGTCAGGCAAGCACCGCCAGAGCCAGTGATACCACCGGCGATTATGGCTAAGTGGGAGAAGGTTGCGCAATGCGAACAGGGTGGCAACTGGCACGTTCGAGGGCCAATTTATTCTGGTGGGTTAGGTATCACAGAAGTAAACTGGATGGCATACGGCGGTTGGATTTACGGTGCGGAGTACGCAGCTACACCAGCCGAGCAAGTGGCAATAGCAATAAAGATTCAAGCACTAAACGGATACGCCGGTTATGTGCCGCACCAGAACGGCTGCGAACACGGATGGTAAAAATACTAAAGGGGAATGAAATGAAAGCAAGAATACTTATAGGGGATGCACGAAAACGACTGGCTGAATTACCGGCTGGTAGCGTTCGTACTTGCATTACGTCACCGCCTTACTTTGGACTTCGTGACTATGGAAAGTCTGACCAAATAGGTTTAGAGAAAACGCCAGAAGCCTACGTTAAAGAAATGTTATTAGTATTTCGTGAAGTGCGTCAAGTGTTGGCTGATGACGGAACCCTTTGGCTAAATCTTGGGGATACTTATACTTCAAAAGGAAATCTTATTGGCATTCCTTGGCGAGTTGCTTTTGCACTTCAAGCAGACGGTTGGATTCTTCGTTCAGACATTATTTGGCAGAAACCTAATGTGATGCCTGAAAGCACTAAGAACCGCCCAACTAAGAGCCATGAACATTTGTTCTTGTTTGCTAAATCAACTAAGTATTTTTACGACGTTGATTCCATTAGAGAACCAATTAGCGCAGTAAGCATTGCAAGATCTAAATACGCATTTAACACCGAAAGACCAAGCGCAAAAACTACGGGGGGGATTCACGTTGAAGAAATGGGTGAAAGATTTGTAAATCCAAAAGGTCGTAACAAACGTGATGTTTGGACAATTCCAACAGCATCGTTCAAAGGCGCTCACTTTGCGGTAATGCCAGAAGCACTTGTAGAGCCTTGCGTATTAGCTGGTTCGGAAGCAGGAGACACGGTACTTGACCCATTTACGGGTTCAGGAACTGTTGCGGTAGTAGCGCTACGACACGGCAGGAACTTTGTTGGAACAGAATTAAATTCTGAGTACGGTCAGATTGCCAAAGATAGAATTACAAAAGCAGCTTCAATGTTTAACGAGGTGGTTATAGATGACTAAGTGGTATAACGCGCCGGCTAGGGAACTACTGCCAATCATGTGTCAAAAAGGAATTACCAACGAGATTGAGATAATCGAAGACTTGGTAGATGAGATGAACGCGGCAGGACAACAGGCTGCAATCTGTGAGGCCACCTACAAAGCCCTATACGCTCAGACCCGATTAACAATTCGAGCCTTAACCAAGACCAAGCTGACCGTTGACGAGGTAGAGGCCGATGCTACGGTGCAATGCGAGGAAGCACACCTGGCTTACTTAATTGCCCAGAACAGGCTAATAACCACGCGAGAAGCGCTACGAGCTGCACAGTCCAGGCTTGACGCTTGGCGTTCATTGTCCGCAGGATTTAGATCCGCAGGTGGTTGACAATCCCGATGTCACAGGTGTAGTGTTCAATTAGAGCTTGAGGAGGCACTAAATGTTAAAAGCAAAAGTAATAGCAAACACCAATGAGATCACTCGTGACGAGTGGTTGGAGTTGCGCAAGACAGGTATCGGTGGTTCAGACGCAAGCATCATTCTGGGTAAGAACTCGTATCAAAGCGAGTATTCACTATGGGCTAACAAGCGTGGACTTACCGCCAACGACGAAGCAGGTGACGCAGCCAAGTGGGGCAATCGCTTAGAGCGCACCGTAGCAGAGGCATACGCCGAGGAAACAAACTCAGCCGTTATCTGCTGGCCGGTCATGCTTCAGGGCGGTTACTCATGGCAGCTTGCAAACGTGGATTTCTTTATCTCCGGTTCAGATAAGTACGAGGCTGGCAAAGTCACTGACGTATTGGAAGAGCCAGAGCGCATTGAGTCAATCCTAGAAATCAAGACCACAGCCATTGCCGGTAAGGGCAACGCAAGAGGCTGGGCCAACGGACAGGTTCCCGAGGCTTACTGGTGGCAGGGGTGTCACTACGCTCTCACCACAAACATCCACAACGTCGTTTTCGCTTGCCTAGTGGGTGGAGAAGGTTTAGTCATTAGGGAAGTGGAATACACGCCTGAGAGCCTTGTGTTTTTGTACGAGATGGAAAAGGAGTTCTGGCGACACGTTGAGGAAAACATTGAGCCAGACATCGTAGGACACCAAGCCGACTTTGACACTTTGAAGGCGGTCTACCCATCGTCAGAGGGTGGCGTGACGATTGAGGGTGACGACTTTATCAAGGATCTAATCTATGAATACCGAGAGGCTAAGGCTTGCCTAGACGAAGCCCAAGCCGACGTTGACGCAATCCGCGCACAGCTGCTCAGAATTGTGGGTGATGCCGAGGCGGTGACACTTGACGGTGACACGCTCTACACCTACAAGTCCACGAAGGACAGGGAGTTGCTGGACACCAAAGCGTTAAAGGAGCAACTCCCAGATGTGTACGCGCAATTTGCTAAACTTACGCCAGGACACCGAACACTTAGGGTTAAGGGGGAATAATGGGAAAGAAAATAGAATCAGCACAAGAGACAATTCTTGCCAGAGTTGCAGAAGCACTTAACAAGTCATTAGCTCACGGATCTAACGAGTATGACAATGGGTATGCCCAGGGTATGACCGACGCACTAGAAATAGTAAGTAAGTATCGTCGATGACTGAAGATTGCGAACACGGCTACTGGAGACTGCTGAACGCCGAGACTGGCGCAACTGAGTTTCGTAAATACATCTCATTCTTCTGCCCTGATTGTGGTATCCGCATACCGGAAAACCCATGAGCGAAGTTACACACATCACCATTGACTTCGACGCTGACGAGCTGATGAAAATTGCAAAAGCAATGAAACGCCTTGACTTGATGATGTCTGAGTTCATTGAATTGGCAATTAAGAAAGCCGTTGAGGAATGAGCGAAGAAGACTTTGCTGAGTTTATGGATGGCTTCAACGAGTCCAGTGAACTACGTCGCAAGGTTGACAACATCTTTCAGGGTGCAAACGAGCGCAACTACTGTCGAACCTGTCACGGCTACCGACCTGATTACTCACGACCTTGCCTGAACTGTGGAGAACTTGACTGATGTGGTCATGGGTGCTTGCAGCTATTGGATCAACTGGCCTGTTCTTTGTTGGTGAGAAAAAAGTCAGAGGCTGGTTTATTCTCTCAGTCAACGAATGTGTATGGGTGGTGTATGCCATACACACACATCAGTACGGCTTCATCGCTTACAGCGCTTTGTATCTCATTATGTATTACAAAGCAATTAGGAACTGGAAATGACCGTAGTAGCTGGACTGGTAACGCCTGAAGGGGCATGGATAGGGGCAGACAGCCTCAGTTCCACCGATGACGGCCTCGCCTCGCTTATCTCTACTCCCAAAGTAGGCAGGTTTGGCAATCTCCTATTGGGCTACTCAGGCTCGTTTAGGGTCGGGGCAATGTACTTTAAGGTGGCAGGTCGTTCCCACAACCCCACACTTGAGCAATTACTTGAAAGCGTCAAACTACCCGATGACCTCAAAGACGACTGGGAACTACTAGCCATTGAGCATGGACACCTTTACGAGATAACTTCCAACTCAGGGCCACTAGAGGCTAGGAAAAATCATGACGGCATTGCCTACGGTGCTATCGGCTCCGGTGCAGCTCCAGCGCTTGGATCACTATTCACCGACCACGAGGATGAAGGCAGTCTGTACCAGGCACTCGAAGCCTCAGCAATGCACACGACCAACGTGCGCTCACCATTTCTGGTCATAGGTTTGTAACCATAACTACACGCTAGTAATTACATAGGTGTAACCAAATGTGGTAGTATTGTATGTTACTATTGGCGTTTCTTGTCCACATAGTGAACATAAGGGGAAGCATGAAGGTAGAGACAGTATCACTAACAGCTCTTACACCTGATCCACTCAACGCTCGAAAACACAGCAAGCGCAATTTAGACGCAATCGCAGCGAGCCTCTCGAAGTTTGGTCAACGTAAGCCCATAGTGGTCACGCACGACGGCGTAGTCATTGCTGGCAACGGCACACTTGAAGCCGCTAGTTCACTGGATTGGAAAGAGATTTCTATCGCTCGCGCACCTAAAGATTGGGATGAAAACACAGTCAGGGCCTACGCACTCGCAGACAACCAGACCGGCGCACTAGCCGAATGGGATGACGACGTTCTTAATACAGCTCTTGAGGAATTAACCTCTGAGGGCTGGGATATCGCTGAGTTGGGTTTTGATAAAGCAGAAGAATTAATAGTTCCCGACTTTCAGCCCATAGACGAAGTGCCAGTCAGACTTGACCAAAAAAATCCCAACCGTTGTCCAGAGTGCGCTTTTGAATGGCACGTTGGCGTAAAGGGTGAAATAATACCTGTATGACTCTTGTTGTTGCACCTTGTGAATACGAAGCAGCAAAGTTTGCAGTATTGAATTGGCATTATTCAAAAAGAATGCCAAAATCAAAAATGAACTTTTTTGGTGTGTGGGAAAACAATAAATACATTGGAGTAGTAATTTACGGTAGTGGCGCAAATGCTGACCTAGTAAAGCCTTATGGATTTACTCAGACAGAGGGTTGTGAGCTTGTTAGAGTTGCCCTTACAACTCACAAAGCGCCAGTAAGCCAAATAATTGCCGAAAGTCTTAGACAATTAAAAAAATCTAATCCTGATTTACGTTTAGTTGTTTCTTTCGCTGATCCTGATCAAAATCACAAAGGTGGTATTTACCAAGCTGGTAATTGGATTTATGCCGGTAAATCTCAACCATCAGAGGAATACGTTGTTAATGGCAAAAGATGGCAAGGTCGATCTCTTCGTTCATCAAGAGAAGGTCACAAATTAGGAGCATACCCAGCAAAAAATGTTCTTGAATGGGCGCAAAAAGTTCTTGATCCAAAAGCCTATGTTGTTATGGGTTCCTCAAAACACCGTTATCTGTATCCGTTAGATAAGCAAACAAGGCGCAAAGTTGAAAAACTAAGTCAGCCTTACCCTTCTGCGATTGAGGTCTCAAGGTGAGACGCTTGGCTTCCAGCCGAGAAGGGCAGGTTCAATCCCTGTCAATCGCTCTAAACGTCTCGTCAAAACGCTAGGCCATCAAAACAATGCCACAATTCATACGCACAGAAGAACAGGCTATAACAGACACAGAGGCGCTTAAATTGCGTTCTAGGGGCGCTACGTTCCAACAGATAGCAGACAGGATGGGTTGTTCTAAGGGTGCGGCATACCAACGAGTAAGCCGAGCCTTAGCTGCAATCCCACAAGAGGCAGTCGAAGAGTATCGCAAATTAGAGTGCGAGCGACTAGACAACCTTTTAACTATTGCAATGCACCAGGCAATGACAAAGAACAGTATGCCAGCTATTGACCGTTGCGTACTCCTCATGGAACGTAAGTCTAAACTAATGGGCTATGATGCGCCGGTTAGACAACAAGTGGAAACGATAACCTATGACGGATCTACTATTGAAGCAAGAGTTGGGGAAATCAGACTCGCATTTGAACAACTTAGCCTCCAGCCGATACCTGTGGACGGATCAATTAGCGAGGCCTGAGCAGATACCGACTCAAGAAGACTGGAGCGTTTGGCTCTATCTTGCAGGTCGAGGCGCAGGAAAGACTAGAACCGCAGCTGAGTGGATGGCGTGGGAAGCGATTAGAGCGCCCAAGACACGCTGGGCTGTAGTTGCTGCAACATTCTCAGACGTTAGAGATACCTGTGCTGAAGGTGAATCTGGCCTGGTATCTATTCTTAGACGCTACGGCGCATTAGAGAACTACAACCGCTCTATGGGTGAGATACGTCTTACCAATGGCTCTCGAATCAAACTATTCTCTGCTGATGAGCCAGACCGCTTACGTGGGCCACAGTTTCACGGCGCGTGGTGCGACGAGCTAGCCGCATGGCGATACGAAGACACATGGGATCAGTTGCAGTTCGGGCTTCGCTTAGGTGAACACCCACGAACCCTAATTACCACTACACCAAGACCAGTGCCAATCATTAAACGGCTACTGGCACAAGACGATGGTTCTGTAAAGGTAGTCCGAGGCTCAACCTTTGACAATGCCAAGAACCTAGCGCCTTCTGCCCTTGCTCAACTAAGAGCGAGATACGAAGGCACACGATTAGGTAGACAAGAGCTTTTCGCGGAAGTTCTCACGGACACCCCTGGTGCGTTATGGACGTTAGAAATGCTTGAAGGTTCAAGATTACAGAAAGCACCTGACTTTGTGCGCATTGTGGTCGCTATTGACCCTGCGACAACCTCTGGTGAAAACGCTGACGAAACAGGAATAGTTGTTGTTGCTAAGGGAACGGATGGTAGGGGTTATGTTCTTGCTGATCGCAGTTGTCGTGACACTCCTTCTGGGTGGGCTCACAGGGCGATAGCCGCATTCCATGAGTTCAACGCTGACCGAGTGGTTGCTGAAAAGAACCAGGGCGGTGACATGGTTGAACTAACAATCCGATCCGTTGAGCCGACAATCCCATTCAAGGGCATTGTGGCTAAGGTCGGAAAACGCCTTCGTGCTGAACCGATAGCTGCGCTCTATGAGCAGGGCCGCGTATCTCACATTGGCGCGTTTGATTTACTTGAAGACCAAATGACCGGCTGGGTTCCTGACTCCGGTTATTCACCAGACCGACTCGATGCCTTAGTGCATGGGTTGGCTGAACTTGGACTTGCTACCGGCGCATCAGCCGACAGGTTCTTTGCACAACTCGCACCGTCTTGTACGGCTTGCGGTATTCCAAATGACGTAGAAGCATTTAACTGTAAAGGTTGCGGAGTTCTATT